GCATTTATTGTTGATGTTGTTAAGTTAGCTAAACGCACAGAAATAATTGCATCATCAGAATTACTTGTGTGAACAGTTACTGCTGATGTGCCTACTGCGTTTAACCCATATCGTTCAAAATCTTGTGCCATAATTATCCTTATAAACTATTTTTTATTATAACGCAATGGCCATCGCCGTTACGAATCCTGCTGTTACTCCTGCTGCTCCACTTGATGCTGAAGTAATTCTACCTTTTGCATCTACTGTAACAGAAGAATTTGTATAACTAGCAGCTGTTACTCCAGAGTTTGCTAAAGTAATAGCTCCACTTGAAGCTATTGTTGCATCTCCAGATACTGCTACTTCTTGATAACTTGTACCATCTGCTACTAAAACTTTACCTGATGTTACATCAGGCATCTTTAATAATGTACCTACATTTAAAGCACCATTAACATAGTTAGATATAGTGTTTGCAAAATTACCCATGTAAGCGTGACTTGAACATTGGTAATAAACAACATTAGGTGTATTAATATCTACTGCTATTTGAGTATATGCTCCAGAGTTTCCTGGAGTTCCATTTGTAGTTACACCTGTAGTATAAGCTGTAGATTTGTCTGCTTCTAAATAAAATCTTAATGGGTGACCGCTGTTTGTAGAATCTGCTTGATCGAATCTATAGTAATATTTGTAAGATGCATCTGCCCCTGAAAATTTAATTGCTGGTGCTTCTAATCCATCTAGATAATATGCATTACCGGAACCCACACCTTGATATGGGTGATTACCAGATTTACTAGCAACTTTAACTGTGATTATTCTTGGCGTTGATGAAGAACCGTATTCTTCAGGATTTGGTAAACCTATTTTTGCACCAGGCACTGTACAGAATACTTCTGTTGCACCTGCAAAGTTTACAGCAGCATCACTATTAGAACTAGAAATAATATTAGTTCTAGCAAGTGTACTTGCTGATCCATTTAAAGTTCCAAAACCAACTTCAAAATTATTTGTACCGCTTTCAAAAATACAATAGTATGTCGTATTACTTGCACCAATACCTGCAGCAAAAGTTTCAAAACCTGTTACCGCACCACCAAGTGTAAACGTACCTGTCCCAGTAGTCGAACTGGATTCTTTAACCCTATCGTTTAATTTAAACGCCATTTAATTTTCTCCTTATGCCATGCTTATAATTGCATTAGCCGGTGTACTTGGATTTGGATAAGAAACTGTAAACGTACCATTAGTAGCCGTTTTGTTTCCACCAAAATCTAATACTACACATAACTTATCACTCTTGTCATCATTATAGATTGCTGCAAATGCTGCTGTAAAAGTAGCACTAGCCCAAGTACTGTCTGCAAAGTCAACTGAAGCAACTGCAGTTCCACTAGCTACCGCTTGTGAACCTAAAGCTTTTCTCTCGTAGTTTGAACTACCAGAAGAACTGACTTCATTAGTTGTAAGTGCAACTGTACTAGACGTCGAGTATGGATTAGATGTGTACAAAGCTATTTTGAAACCATCTCCTCCATTTGCAAAGTTATGTGTTCCCGAAAAGAGTTCTCCTCTAAATGAGAACGGTATTATATTTGCCATATTGTTTTCTCCTTAAATTTACGGTGACGGTGATTTTAAAGGAGTACGAATAACACCATCTTGATATTCGTCTCGGCGTCTACGACCTTGTTGTTCGATCGCATACGATTGCATTGCTTTTTGATAAGCTTGTGCGTAGTATTGTAACATATCTACGGGACCTTTCAAGTACCCATATGCTTCTACCAGACAAGCGTATAAAAGTAAATCTTGATATTTATTACTAGTATAAGTTCCATTAGTAGCTGCTGGAGCTGCTGTTGGTTGTGTTGTATTTGTTATACTTATAGGTTGTTTAACATAAGCTAAAGTTATTGAAAACTGGGCATTTGGGGTAGGTGATACTACCCAAAATTCAGCATCCCAATTACCATAGTATTTTGGAATACCAGAAGCAGTGTTTGGAGTACTATAATATTCAGCCATATAACTTGTATCTTTTTTTTC